TTGAAGATACTAAATATGCTCAGGGACTTTTACCAATTGATTGGTACAAGAAGTCGGTTGACAAATTGGTTAAGCCTAAGTATGCTATGGACTGGGAAGGTTTAAGAGAACGAATCAGTTACTACGGTTTGAGGCACTCCACTATGTCTGCTATTATGCCCTGTGAATCATCTAGTGTTATTCAGAACAGTACAAATGGTATTGAGCCAGTCAGAAATCTTCTGCTATACAAGAAGGCAAAGAATGGTATCTTGAAACAACTGGTGCCAAATTATTATAATCGTAAAAATTATTATACTAAAGCTTGGGAAATGACAGATAATGAAGCTATGCTTAATACTGCTGCTGTTATTCAGAAGTTTGTAGATATGAGTATGAGTACAAATCTTTATTACAATTATGCCCATCATGAAGATGGGAACATTCCTCTGAGTGTTTTAATTAAAGATCAGATCTATGGTTATAAGTATGGTTTGAAGAATTTTTATTATGCTAATACTCCAGATGGAGATGGCGATACTGAAAAAGATTTAGGTTGTGAAAGCGGAGCTTGTGCAATATGAAAACTATTTTCAATACTAAAAATGTAGATGCTATGAGTCAGCCCTTGTTTTTAGGCAAGGATTTAGGCGTACAAAGATTTGATATTATCAAGTACCCAGTATTTACTAATCTTGATAGTAAGATGATGGAGTTCTTTTGGCGACCACAAGAGGTAGAGCTAAAGAAAGACCGATCCGACTTTAAAGAAATGTCTGATAATGAGAAGTTTATCTTTACTTCTAATCTAAAGTATCAGACTATGCTTGATAGTGTTATCTGTCGTGGTGTTCCTACATTGTTGGAATATGTTTCTAATACTGAATTGGAAGCCTGTCTAATGACTTGGCAATTCTTTGAGAAGATTCATAGCCAGAGTTATTCCTATATCATTCAGAATGTTTATGCGGATTCTTCAGAAGTATTTGACGGTATTTATACTGACAAAGAAATTATGAAGAGAGCCGCTAGTGCTATTGAAGACTACAATAATCTTATGGGTATGGCAAGTAATAAAACTGCTGACCTTAAAAAACAGATCTATATGACGATTGTTAGTATCAATATTCTTGAGGCGATAAGATTCTATGTAAGCTTTATATGCTCATTTGCTTTTGCAGAGAACAAGAAAATGGTAGGTAATGCCGATATCATCAAGCTTATTAAAAGAGATGAAGCACTACATCTATCTAATACTCAAGAGATACTCAAGATTCTTCATAAGCAAGAATCTGAAGGTTTTGTAAAAGTAGCAGAACAATGTCAAGATGCCGCCATTGAAATGTTTGATAGGGCTGCTCAGGAAGAAAAAGAGTGGGCATCATATCTATTCAAAGACGGTTCAATTATTGGTTTAAATGAAGTAGTCTTACATCAATATATTGATTGGCTATGTATGTCCCGTCGTAAGTCAATTGGATTACCTTATGAAAAGGTTGGTAAAAATCCTGTTGCTGGATGGACAGACCCTTGGATGAAGAGTGAATCTGTTCAGGTTGCACCACAAGAACATGAAATTACTAGCTATAAAATTGGTGCGAGTAAAAACGATTTAGAAGATATGGATTTTGGAGATCTATTATGAGAACCAGAAGAAATTTTTTAAAGGGTGGGGCTGCTTCATTATTTCTACCGATGCATTCATATGCGTCCGAAGTAGCTGAAGCTTCTGATAAGTCTCTTATTATTGTCTTTCTTAAGGGTGGTCCCAGTAGTATCGACATGTTTGATTTGAAACCAAATGCTCCTCTTGAATATCGTGGAGACTTTAAGCCAATTTCAACATGTGTACCAGATATACATATCTCAGAGCATCTACCTCTACTGGCACAACAGCAGGATAAATTTTCTATAGTTAGATCTATGTCGCATAGTGACTCTAATCATGGGTCAGGTGATCATTATATGTTGACTGGTTACAAACCTAATCCAACATTCCAATCTAAGCAAATGCCAAATAATCACAACCCATCTTTTGGTTCTGTTATTTCTCATGAAAAAGGTGGTGTAGGTTCAGTTCCACCGTATATATGTTTGCCCACTATGCATAGAAGTGGTGGTGCTGCATATTTAGGGTCACCGTATGCTCCATTTATAATTGCAGCAGATCCTAATTCACCAAGTTTTTCTGTGCCAGACCTTGTGCCACCAGCAATTCTATCTAGTAGTAGAATATCAATGAGGGAAAAATTGAGGCGTCAACTGTCTATATTTGAGGGAACCAAAGAAGTTACAGCGAAAGCAAATCGTAAAGCAAATAGTTTTAACACATTTAGAGAGTCGGCTAAAACTCTAATGCTATCAGCAGAGGCTAAGGAAGCATTTGACATTGAGAAAGAACCAGCTAAAATTAGAGAACAATATGGTAGAACGACATTGGGACAAAGTTGTTTGATGGCTCGTCGTTTAGTAGAGGCAGGCGTCAGGTGTGTTACTATTCAGCATACTGACTGGGACACACATGATGAAAACTTCCGACTATTGAAAGATGAATTATTACCACCGTTAGATTCTGCTATTTCTACTCTGTTCGCAGATTTGGAAGATCGTGGTCTATCAGATAAAACATTAGTATTAGTCACCGGAGAATTTGGACGCACTCCAAAAATTGATGGAGGAGCTGGAGGTCGTGGGCATTTCCCCGCAGCATTCAGTCTATTATTAAGTGGTTGTGGACTTAATTCAGGAATGTGTGTTGGAGAAACTGATAGAACTGGAATGTCATGTGTGGGCGGCTGTTATACTCCAGAAGATTTAGCGGAAACTATTTTAACATCTTTAGATATTAATACTCACCAAGAACTTCATTCCGCTGAAGGTAGACCGTTTGGTATGGTCAATGGTGGTAAGCGTATCAAAGAATTATTCTAGGGAGAACGATTATGAAATTTTTAAAATACTTTACCGTATTAGCTATTTTAGTTACATCGTTTGTAATTTTATCGTCTGAAGCATATGCACAACCAAGATTTCGTAGTGGATTCTTCTTTAATTCACAGCCTATGTATTATGATTACTATGGCCCTGTTTATAGACCAGTACGACCGTGGAATTTTGGTTATTATAGGAGCCGTCCCAGTAGAGCATTTGGTCTGAATTTTTCTCAGGGTGGATTTGGTTTTACATATGAATTTAACAGGGGTCGCCGTAACAGGTGTGATAATAATAGGCGTGGTAACCGACGTGGCAACCGTCGTGATAATTAAGAATCATTTTAAGAGAGGATAGTTATGAGTGATGATCAAGCCAGAAAGAAGCAGTTAGCGAAAATGCATGAACGTACATCAAAACAGCCCGAAGACCTTTTCTTCAATGTATTTGCTAATCCTAATTATTACCCAGTAGAAGAAAAAACTAATACTGTTGGTAGGCACTTGGAATGTATTGATCATGTAATGGGTAGTTTTTGGGAAATTAATGTCGCAAGAAAACAGCCAAATGCTAAAATCCCCACTAAAGCACATGAATCAGATGCTGGATGGGATTTGTATGCTTGTGAATCAAAAACAATACAGATAAATGAAAGAGAAACTATTAATACTGGTATTGCATTAGCAATTCCAAAATCTTTCGTTGGTCTTATTTGGCCGAGATCTGGTATGGCAGTTAAGAAGGGGATTGATGTGTTAGCTGGTGTAGTCGATTCTGGCTACAGAGGTGAAGTAAAAGTTTGCTTGCTGAACACTGGTTGGGAACCTATGGTCATTGAAGCAGGTGATAGAATAGCTCAAATCTTATTTCAAGAAGTTCCTAAATTTAAACTTAATGAAAAAACAAGTTTAGATGAAACAGATAGGAATTCAGGAGGGTTCGGTAGCTCAGGATCATAACACTAATTAATAAACAAGGTTTTAATTAATGACAAAAAGAAGACGATCAAAAGCCAATCCACAAAAAATTAAAGTATTAGAGGCAAAAACAGAGAATCAAAAAAATTATATTAAATCTATCATAGAACATGATGTTGTTTTTTGCTCTGGCCCATCGGGTTGTGGAAAATCTTTTATTGCGGCTGGTATTTCTGCTGAGCATCTCCACCGTGGAGATATTGACAGGGTAATTATTACAAGACCACTAGTATGTGCAGGTAAAGACATTGGCTCGTTACCGGGAGAATTATTAGATAAAATAGCTCCATATTTAATGCCTATGCAAGAAAACTTTAAATACTTTTTAGGTCAAGCATATTATGGTCATTACTTCAATGATGGCAAAATTAGTTATCAACCATTAGAAGTTATGAGGGGATCTACTTTTCATAACTGTTACATGATTTTAGATGAAGCTCAAAACTGTACATTCGAACAAATCAAGATGTTTATTACAAGGATGGGTGAAAATTCTAAAGTTTTAATAAATGGTGATACAAATCAAACCGATGTTGGTTATAATAGTGGTTTGAGTAAATGCATCAATAAGCTTGATGGAATTAATGGTGTTTCAATTTGTAATTTAAATTATTCTGACATTCAAAGGAATGGTATTTTAGGTGATATTTTAACAGCACTGGAGAAAGAGGATGCCGATATATGATTACATCTGCGAAAATTGTGATCATCAATTAAATGATATTCAACAGTCAATCAAAGATAAACCTCTAAAAAAATGTCCGCAATGTGGAAAGCTAAAGTTAGAGCGGGTTATTTATGGTGGTTGTCATGTTTCTGTGCGTAATACAACAACTATTGGTCAACTTGCAGATAAAAATTTCAAGAAGTTTAAATCTCTTGATAATGAGAAAGAAGCTAAAAAGAAAGAAGCTAATGCATCACCTGTACCTTGGCATAAGGGAGAAGCTAGTAGGGCTGAGATCAATAAAATGACTCCGAAACAAAAACAAAGATATATTATGGAAGGTAAGAAATGAAATATATAAATGAAGAACCAGATATTCCAAATATTGAGATAGAAGAAATCTGGTTTAACAAGGATGGTAAAGAAATTTCCGGAGAAAATGAAAGATTCTACGCTAAAACCATTGCTAAAAATGGTTCCCAGTACTACTATATTAGGGTCTACAATAGTTTTCCCTTCGATCCAAATGGTATATATGGGCGTAGAGAAAGAGAATTGCCTATTGATTTGAAAAAAGTCAATAAGAATACTTTTGATTATTATATGATGTATTTAACAACTAAGAATAGTTTATATTTGACTCGTTCTCAAAGGGGACTACATAATGGTTAAAAAAGGACCGCTCGGTAAAGCAGAAGAATTTTATATAAAACATCATTACAAGGAACATAACCTTGATGATATTTGTAAAGAATTAGACAGGGCTAAAAGTCTAGTAAAGAGACATATTACTAAATGTAAAGAACAAGAAGAAGATGAAAATATTCTAACAGCCGGGAAGCAATTTGCATATTCTAAGGGATCTACCATCATGACACAGAATGCATCACAACTTTCTGATGATGCAAGATCTATTAAGACAACGTCCCGACAAGAGAGTTGCACTACTAGGATTAAATAATGGATAATCAAAAATGGCTACAGCATTACCGAACCAATAAATCTGCTGTTTGGATTAATGTAAAATTGACAAATGGTGAAGAATTTTATAATGACGATTTTGCAAAATGGCTTGAGATTAAAGAAAAATGTGACGCCGAAAAGTTATTTGTAGAAGAATTGTCTTTACAATTTAGGTCTCATAAAGTAGATATAGACCTGACCGATGCTGAAGGTTTATACTTGATCAGATCTGTTATGGGTCAGGTTGGTGTAGATAGCAAACAATATTTTACAACAGGCATTTTGAAAGATAATATTGTCCATAAGCAAATGTGGCTTGTTCCCGAATTATTAATTGAGAAAGAATTTTCAGATCATGTTGAGGACTGTTTCGAAGAAGCGTTCATCTACAATGTCGAAACGTAAAAGAACCAAAAAGAGTAAATATAAACATCAATCTACTGGTGACCATTGCACATGTGCAGCATATGTTGCTGAAATTATGTGCATGAAGTATGCTGAATATAAAAATGTAGGTTCATTACCATTTAAGTTTTGGAGTGTAAAGCCTTGGGATTGGACTTTTAAGAAACAACTCTGGGCTGCACGAGAAGTTATTAAAAATTATGGAGAAGAAGCTGTTGTAAGAGCTGTGAATTCTCCAGAGTGGGGAAAAATCTTTTCATTAAAAAATAAAAGAGCAATACCCATTATTAAAAAATATAGCGAAATTGTTAAGAAAGAAAAAGAACAAGAAGCTCAACAGCTTGATGTTAAAGAGGATGCTGAGACCAGAAAAAAAAGCTTTGGCAAAAAATCTAAATTGAATAAATTGAGAGGTCTAAAATTTGATGGCAAAGAAGATTAGTAAGTTTAAAGATGATCCAATATTGAATAACCTCATTAGTAAATGGGGGGACATGATTCAAGAGGGCGGCAAAGTACTTGAAAACCTGAATAATCACAAGGTGATACCAGTATCTCCATCCTTAGATATTGCTCTAGGGGGAGGATTGAAAGAAGGTACTGTTGTTGTTATGACTGGCGATCCTAAAACTGGTAAGACAGTAACAGCGTTATCATTTGCGGCACAAGCTCAAAAACATGGTAAAGAGATATTCTATTTTGATGTAGAAGGAAGAATCACAGATTATAATCTAACACAAATAAAAGGTTTAGATCATAAAGCTGTAAAGAGAATTGGCCCTACAGAAGAAATGCCAGTTATGTCTGCCGAAAAATATTTGAATATTCTTGAAGCTTTGATTAAACAAAGAGGTGATATAGTTGTCATTGTAGACTCTTTATCTAATATGCTACCACAAGATGAACTTGATGGTGAAATTAGAACAGGAATTAGAAATGCACTACCAAGATTATCTGCTCAGTTCTTCAAAAGAGTAAGCGGTGATATTCCAAGAATGGGAGCAATATGTATTTTCATTACACATAATATAGCCAATACTGGTGGTAGTAGATTTTCTCCATCTAAGATGTCTGATGGTGGCAATATGCTCCAGTATCAAGCAGGTACTAATATGGTAATCACGCACCGTGGTAAGTGGGAATCATCATCTGGCAAAGACGTTGGGCAGGTAGCACACTGGAAAATTAAAACATCTGCTGCTGGCGGTACTCCTAACTCATTAGCAGACAGTTGGATCAAATATGGAGTTGGTATTGATCATGTTCAAGAAATTGCACAAATTGCTTCTGAATTGAGCTTGATTAAAAAGGCTGGTGCATGGTATACAATAACTGCTGGTATTAATAATGCTGACAATCCAATCATTAAAAATATCTTAAACAAGAATGATGTCAAGGACGACACAGAAAGCATAGAAAAGTTTTTCAAATTTCAAGGTATGCAAAATCTAACAGAGTTTTTAGAGAACAACCAAGAAGTTTGCGATATCATCTATGATGACATTAAAGAATTAATGGTGGCATGAAATTTTTAGGATTTAATGGTAGACAATATAATCTAAAACTTGACAAATATATTATTAAGCCAGATGACAACACTAAAAAATCTCAATATCATCTACAGGCTAGAACATTATTACACCAGATGTTTGCTGGCTATTCTATTTTAGAAGAAGTAAAATTACCCGGATCTAGAAAACCTCATTTAAAATCTGTATTATTCCTTGATTTCTTTATTCCAAACCTTATGATTGGCGTAGAGGTTCATGGTAAACAACATTATGAGTATGTACCATACTTTCACAAAACCAAAGCCAAATACATACAAGCCATAAAAAGAGATTCCTTAAAAGAGGAATGGTGCGAATTAAACAATATTAACTTAATCGTTTTAAAATATTCGGACGATGTTGAAGATTGGAGAGAACAACTTGAGTCATTGTGAGGAACAACTCAAAACATTTCTAGACAGAATAGATGAATACATTGAAAACAAAAATCTATCTGCTCAAGAATATTCTGATGATTTTAGGGAAGCCGAAGGATTATCACTTGACAATATCAGACAATTAAATCAAGATGATTGTTTCAACTACGGATTAATGTTGTATAATTATGCTGATCATATTAACAGCGAAAGGTCGCGGCAGGAGTCGGTAATACATTTTTGCGATAAATGGATCAATCAGATAGTAGCCAGAGACTTTATGGACTTTCAAAATGTTTATGCTAACAATGATTTGAAAACTCAGATGATTATTAAAGAAAACAGTGTAGCACAAAAATTGGTTGATTTCAAATCTGTGGCAGAAAGTAGGATTCTATCCTTGAAAAATAAAGAATTTAATGTTAGAAAAAAAGCAGATTGCTTACTTGAAAAAGGAAGAAAGCTATGATGGAAGACTTCTTGAAATCACTGAGTCCAGAACAAAAGCAAAAAATGATTCAGATGTTAATGGATGATACACCGGAGGAATCAGAATTCAATCTCTCATCGTCACCAGATGACGATTCAGCAGATCATTCTGATCCTCCAGAAAACAAAGTCGTTACAAGGGTTAACGACGATTTTACCGTTTCTAGAAAGGAACAACAAAATGGGAGGCAAGCCGTGAGAGCAAGAAAAAACCGATGGGTTGATGATGGTACAGAACATATGGATATTGAAACTCCAGAATTTAATAGGACTGCGAGGAATCGTTCTAAACCTAAAAAGAAAAGAGTAGAGTGTCACGTTTGTGGTAAAACTTTTTCTGTCAACCCTGCACTTGCATTTGGTGAATATCATCGCTGCAATAAATGTACCGGATAATTAAATGTCTAACAATCTGATGGATCTAGGTGCTGAAAGAGCAGTCCTAGCAGGTATTTTTTCATATGGTTTAGAATCATATGTTGAAGTATGTGATATCATTGATAGTGATAGTTTCTCACATAAGAACAACCAAGTTATTTTTAAATGTATAGAGAAGATCATTAAAGATGGGGCAGAAATAGATTTACCATCTTTGTTATCAGCAGCCAAGAAATTAGATTTACAAGACATAATTAATTCTAATCAAGAATTAGAGTACATAAATTCCTTAATGGAATATCCTGTTAAGAAGGATAATGTTCTCTATTTCGCAGCACAAATAAAGAAGTTTGAATTCGCAAGGAAAATTAAGAAGCTCACCAATAAAATTGGTAGGGATATCGATGATATAAATGGTGATGAATCAATTGATGAAATCATCAACATCTTAGAAAACCCAATCACAGATTTTTTAAGAGAAGATGATACTGGCAACAAGCCGGAAAGGATTGGCGATGGTGTAGAGGAATATCTTGAGTTTCTCATTGAGAACAAATGTGATCAAATTGGAATTCCAACAGGATTTGCTAGATATGATGCAGCTATTGGAGGCGGCTTGAGACCGGGCTGTGTTGATTTAGTATCTGCAAGACCTAAAGTAGGAAAGAGTGTTTTTGGCGATAATGTCGCCATCAACGTAGCTGCTAAAGGTATTCCAGTATTAATGCTGGATACTGAAATGTCAAAGGAAGACCATCTTAATCGTATTATTTCTAATCTTAGTGGTGTTCCGATTAACGAAGTAGCTACCGGACGATTTACTGATGATGATGAAAAAAGCATCAAGGTAAAGCAGGCAATTGATCATATCAAAGATATTCCCTACACCTACGTCACTGTTGCTGGTGCTCCATTTGAACAGATATTGAATACAATTAAACGATGGATTATGCAGGAAGTTGGTCAAGATGAGAATGGAAAAACCAACCAATGTGTTGTTGTCTATGACTATTTGAAGTTGATGACCTCTGGATCTATCACTAATAATATACAAGAATATCAAGCACTGGGATTTCAGATTACAGCATTGCACAACTTGGCTGTTAAGTATGAGTTCCCTTGTTTGTCATTTGTACAGTTGAATAGAGATGGAATTACCAAAGAATCTACAGATGCTGTTAGTGGGTCTGATAGATTGATTTGGTTATGTACATCTTTTTCTATTTTTAAAACTAAATCAGCAGAAGAATTAGCCGAAGACGGCCCTAATGCTGGTAATAGAAAGCTCGTACCGATTGTTTCAAGACATGGTCCGGGTATGGATGATGGTAATTATATTAATATGCGTATGGTAGGAGATCACGCTCAATTATTAGAACTGCGTACCAGAGATGAATTTAGAGCAGGCGGAGGTGCTGAAGGTGCTATCGAAGGTGCAGAAATTCCAATTGAGGAAGATGAATAATGATAACAATTACAGCTATAGGAGTAGCGACCCTATGTTATATAGTAGGAGCTGTAGGAAATCTTATACAAAAAGATTATCCACATGCGTTAATGTGGTTTTCATATGCAACAGCAAATTTAGGACTACTGTGGTATGAGTATAACAAAGCAACCGGCAAATAAAAAGTTGGACTTGAATAAAGTCAAGCAAATTATTTTCCGAGATATAGAATTGCTTTTGAACAATTTAGAATTATCTTTCCAAAAGAAAGATGATAATTACTTTATGTGTTGTCCAATACATGAAGCAAGTGACAATCCTCACGGTTTATCAATATCAAAGAGTAAGATGTCTTGGCGATGCTGGACGCGAGGGTGTCACGAACAATATAATACAGATATACTTGGATTTATAAGAGGAGTATTATCAAAAGAAAATGAAGCATCATTTAGTGATGTTTTGAGATTTGTTTGTAAGATATACAACATTTCAGATGCTGAATTTTTAGATGAGCCAGAAGAAAAAGTAGAGTCTGATTTCTCTACAATGGTTAAAATCTTCAATAAGAAAAAACAGCAAACATATACCAACTTTTCTTTCCCAAGTATTAAAACAAGTAATAGGTCAGAATATTTTGAACAAAGAGGATTTTCTCGCTCCACATTAAAGCATTTTAATATCAGAGATTGTTCAGACAAGAAGTCTTATATGTATGGTAGATCAATTATACCAGTACATAATCACACAGGTAAACAAATTGCTTTCATAGCAAGATCTAATAAAGACTATGTAAAACCAAAATATCTATATTCAGATGGATTTAAAAAAGCACAACATCTATATAATCACCATCGAGCACTCAGCAAGGCAACTGAAACTTCGTGTTTGTTTTTAACTGAAGGTCAAGGTGATGTGTGGAAAATGTATGAAGCTGGAGTAGAAAATTGTGTAGGACTTTTTGGTAAAGATATATCACATTATCAGAAAGATAAACTATTAAAAACTGGAGTAACAACATTAATTGTACTAACAGATAATGATCAAGCTGGTAGAGAGGCTAAGATTAAAATTAAAAGGGATTTAAGTCGATTGTTTACTTTGAAGTTTCCCAAAATGTCTAAAAAAGATATTGGGGACATGTCTATTGAATTAATTAAGCAAGAAATTACATCTAATTTGAAAGGGCTACATTGATGAAGATTGTTGGAATAGCAGGTAAAAAGCAATCAGGTAAAAATACCGTTGCTAATATCTTAAATGGAATAGTTTTAAAAAAGCATGAGATGGTAAATGATTACAAAATCTCTGAGGACGGTAGGCTCTTAGTTACAACAGATGAATTTGATGATCTAAGAGAATTTGATATTACAAGGAAAGATTTTCAATTTGTTGAATATGCAGAAAGATCTCTATATCCATATGTCAAATTATATAGTTTTGCTGATGCTTTAAAAGCAATCTGTATTGATCTATTCAATATCCCATTTGAAAATGTGTACGGGACAAATGAACAAAAAAATGAAAAGATTAACCATTTAAAATGGTGTAATATGCCCACATGGAGGAGTAGTAAACTTGTTGACAGCATGACAGCTCGTGAATTTATGCAATATTTTGGTACTGATATCATGAGGAAGATATGGGAACCAATTTGGTGCCAAAGTACAGTTAATAGAATTGTTGCAGAACAATCTCAATTGGCAATTGTTGCTGATGTTAGATTTCCAAATGAAGTAGATATCATTAAAGATGCTGGTGGCATCGTTATAAAGTTAAATAGAGATTTATTTGAAGATGAACATGCTAGTGAAACTCAATTAGATGTAGAAAATTATGACCAAGAAAATTTTGATTATGTTATCGAAAATCAAGGTGAAGGTAGAACGATTGAAAGATTACAAGCAATTATCGAAACTTTATATAAGGATAATCTATGCTAATAAGTTACTTCAGAAGCTCCAGTTATAACAATTGGCGATATTGCGAGATGCAGTATTTTATGACTTATGTACTTGGTCATCAGTCTACCTCTGGTAAGAAAGCAGAACTTGGTACTATGGTTCATAAAGTTATGGAAATTCTTGCTGGACTAAAAAAGTTTCAACAGGACAACCCTAGAAAGAAATACTTACTAGTTGATGATGATGCTGCTGGAAAGATTAAGATCCACAAAGATAAATTACACTTAGACGAAACAGTAGAAGATCTCTGTGATCTTAGTCTAGAAGCATACAAAAAAGATTCAGTTCACCCGTGGCGACCTGCCGATAGAAAGGAAATATCTAAGATAGCGTGGTTGATGCTGAATCATAATGATGGTCAGTTTGATCCAAGAAACAGAGATATTCACCATCCAGAACCCCATTTTGATATTCCAATTGAAGAAGATTGGGCTAAAATTTCAATTAAGGCTGCGGATGGCACCACGATTGAGGGACAATTGGCAATAAAAGGTACAATTGACCTTGTAACCAAAGTCAGTGATGATACAATAGAAGTGATCGATTGGAAGACTGGTCGTAGACTTGACTGGGCTACTATGGAAGTCAAAGACTATAAGAAGATGCAAAATGATCCTCAATTACTTTTATACTTCTATGCTATCTCTAAATTATATCCAGAATTTCCAAATAGGATTATGAGTATCTTTTTCTGTAAGGACAAAGATGGTAAGATTGATCCATATCCATTTAGTTTAGCATTTGACAAATCAGATGAAACAAGATTTTTGGGTATGCTCAAAGATAGATTTGAAGAGATTAAGAATAATGAAAATCCCAAGTTACTAGATGTAAATAGAAAAAGTTTCAAGTGTAAAACTCTGTGCCATTTCTGTAAAAATAAATGGGAAGGCTCAGATAAGAGTATGTGTGAATATGTACATGATCATCTAAAAGCACATGGAATGGATAAGACTGTTAAGGATTGTACCCGAAAAGGTTTTTCAATTGGATATTACGAAGCTCCCGGTTAAGGAATAGGAAATGAATTGGTTCCCACTTAGAAACTTCACGCATTACTCACTGCTTAAAGGATTTTCTAAACCAGATGAATTAGTTGCGAAGTGTGCCGAAAATGGATATAAAGCCTGTGGCATTTGTGATTATAAATCTATCTCTGGTGCAGTTAGTTTTTTTCAGGCTTGCCATAAGTATGATGTGAAACCTATTATTGGATGTGCATTTGATAATTATGAATTGTTCGCTAAAAATAAAAATGGTTGGTTTGATCTTATTAAGATTGTTTCTTCGATCACTGAGGATGGTAATCCAGATGGAAGAATTCTTCAAAATGCATGTAGAGCTGGTAACCTTGTCTGTACTTCAAATAATTTAGCAAATTCACCCATTAAGGGCGATGATTTTTATGTGGTATCAGAAAGATTACGTCCTACATACTACACTGATAAGGAACACGCTGAATTACACAGAATTATTCTATGTTCAGGTATGAAAACTACCATGCCTAAAATCAGAGAAATGTTTAGATCTGGTGAACTATTTGAAAACCAAGAGTTCTTTGAGTGTGATGACTTTTATCTTAGAAATAATAAGGAACTTGTAGAGATCCTTATTAATGATGTTGATAACACAAATGTTCTTAATGAAATATACAACAAATGTGAAGAATATGATATTCTTAACAAGCCGATGCTGCCGACATTCCCAACTCCAAATGGTGAGTCCGAGGAAGAGTATCTAAAAGAATTGTGTCGTGAAGGTTGGAGAAATCTTCTGGCTAAAAATAATAAGGTAAAGGATCAAGAGAATAAGGATAAATATCATCAACAGTTCCTACATGAATTTAAAGTTATCGAAGAAGCTAAACTGTTTGGTTACTTTTTGATTGTTCGGGATATTGTACACTTTGTAGAGAGTAATGGTTGGATCTCAGGTCCGGGTCGAGGTTCTGCTGCTGGATGTCTTATCTCATATATGATTGGTATCACAAAGATTGATCCAATTGAGTTTGATTTACTTTTTGAAAGATTTTATAATAGTGGTAGAAATACTGGTGATCACATCTCGCTACCTGATATCGATATGGATGTTCCCGGAAATAAAAGAGATGACATTATTGATTACTTAAAGGAAACATATGGTCACGGCAATGTGAGTCAGATGTTGACGTTCGGTAGACTACAGGGTCGCTCTGCACTAAAAGAGGTATTAAGAGTTAGTGGTGTTTGTGGTTTTGGTTTGATGAATGAGATGACTAAAAGTATTCCAAATGAAGCGGATATTTCAGACCAACTTGCCGCTATGGATGATGAAGATAGATCTATTATTAAGTGGGCATTAATTAATAACGACAAAGAACTGAGAGACTATTGTTTTATTAATGATGCTGGTGAATTACAGGGTGATTACGCTGAGTACTTTCAGCAGGCTATCGATATGGAAGGTACATTTAAGACTCAGGGTAAACACGCTGCTGGTGTTGTGATCTCTAAAGAAGAATTAAACCGTGTATGTCCAATGGTTAATCAAAAGAGTAGTGAAGAAAAGATTGCTGGTCTTGAAATGGCTGATCTGGAAGCATTAGGACATGTTAAATTTGATGTTCTTGGGATTAATCTCTTGGATAAACTTATGATGATAAAGGAATTAATTAATGGCTAATAGAGATATTATTGTTTTTGACTTTGAAACTGGTGGTCGTAATCCACATACTTGTCAACCAACACAGATTGCTGCTATTGCACTTGATGGTCGTAATTTTAAATTGAAAGGAACATTCAATAGTGAAATACGTGCAGTTGTGGATGACGACAAGGCTATTGCCGCTGGTCTTGGTCCCATTGAAGAAGATGCACTCAAGGTAACTGGTAAGACAAGAGCAAAGATTGCTAAAGCACCACAACTAAAAACTGTATGGAAAAAGTTTTGTGCTTTTGTTAATAAATATAATTGGAAAGGTACTCCATTCTTCGCACCAATCCCAGCAGGATTTAATATCATTGGGTATGATATGCATATCATTAATAGGCTGTGTAAAGAGTTTGGGCCTTGGGATGATAAGAGAGAACAGCAGAAGTTGTTTAGCATGGTATATAAAATTGATGTGATGGATAATGTTTGGATGTGGACAGAGGGTGATCCTAATATTAAATCGATTAGTATGGATTCAATGAGAGAAAGAATGGGTCTTTCTTCAGAAAATGCACATGATGCATTGCAGGATGTTAAAGATACTGCTAATATTATGATTAAGTTTATGAAGACTCACCGTGCTGTTTATCGTAATTTAAAGATTGAACAAGCGTTTGCTGATGGAGACCTGTATGTCAATTAAAGTTGATTATAAAGATGAAAAAACTTGGAATCTATTTAAAGATGGATACACCAAGGGGATTTTTCAATTAGAGAGCCAGCTTGGACGATCATGGTCTAAACGTCTTGAGCCAAATAATATTGAAGAATTAGCAGCATTAATTAGTATTATTCGCCCCGGAACATTAAAAGCTATGTCCGAGGGCAAATCTATGACTCAACATTATGTTGATCGTAAGCATGGTAAAGATGAAGTTAAATATATTGATGATGCATTGCAAAGTATTCTTGGTGCAACACATGGTGTTTTGGTATATCAAGAGCAAGCTATGAGAATTGCTCAAAAGCTTGCTGGGTTTAACCTTCAGGAAGCTGATGACCTTCGTAAGGCTATTGGTAAGAAGAAAGCGGATCTTATGGCTAAGATCCGAGTCAAGTTTATTGATGGTTGTAAAGAAGTGGGTATGGTTAGTGAAGAATCTGCTAAAGAGATTTTTGGATGGATTGAAAAGTCCGCACGATATTCATTTAATAAATCTCATGCTGTATCATATGCTATTAATGCCTATGAGAGTGCTTGGTATAAAGCAAATTATACTAAAGAATTCTTCCTATCATATCTGTTTTATGCTTCAGAAAAACAAGATCCTCATGAAGAAGTGTATGAGCTTATTTCAGAAGCTAAGTTATTTGATATTGAAATCAAGTTGCCTAATCTATCAAAATTTGACAAGAAGTTCAATATAGATGGAAAATATATTTACTTTGGAATCAAAGACATCAAATCTTTAACGGGTGTTACAGGCGATAAAGTTATTGAAGCTATAAAAGAAGCCGAAGAAGAAAGTGGAAAATCTGTAAAACAATTCACTTGGATGGATGTTCTTGTTTATATATCAAATAAGATAAATTCTACCGCTTTTAAATCATTATGTTCAATTGGTTTCTTTTCTACTAAATCAACTGGTATATCAAGAAACAAGGCACTTTACGAATACCTTATCTATAAAGAATTGACCAAGTCAGAAATCAAGTGGGTCACGGCAAGTTACACAGAAAAATCTTGGAGTTCTTTGAGTAACTGTTTTGAAGATCTGTATCCAACCAAGAAGAATGGTGGTGGGTGCCATAATATGAATAGGAGTCAAATCGTAGAGGGTGAAATTGAATTATTATTGAATCCACCATACGATCTGGCAGATGATCCAGCATGGATTATTGAGCAAGAAATTAAGTTTTTGGGATGTCCAATATCATTATCTAAAGTAGAATCATCTGATACATCTTTGGGTAATACGAGCTGCAAGGATATTCTAAATGGTAAAACCGGCAAGGACATGAGTGTGGCTGCTAATATAAATAGATTAAATAGTCATACAATCAAAAAAGGAAAGTCAGAAGGTAAAACTATGTGCTTTTTGACAATAGAAGATGAATCATGCTGTATAGATAATGTAATTGTCTTTCCGGAAGCAAGAGACAAATATCAATATATTTTATACGAAGGGAACAATCTACTATTTCATGGAAAAGTAGATAAGAAAGATAATTCTTTTATTATTGATAAAATTCACGAAATTTAAAAGTCATTTTATTGTTTGCAGACTATCATAGGTATGTATATTGAGAGGTATTGATGAACAGTTGCACATTTACAGGTTATTTAACAGAAGATCCTATTCTGGATGTCATGAATGGCGTTAGCTATCTTGACCTAAAGATAGTAGTATATAACTACCGAAGGACTAAAAGTACCGGAGAAAAAAGCAGAACTCCAGTCTATCTATACTGTGAGGCTTGGCACACCGGAGCTGAAACAATTGCTAAATTAGCACAAAAAGGTACAAAAATTACCATTAATGCTACGGCTAAGAACGTAAGAAATCCAGATGGCAATGGGTTTGAAGATGAGCTTGTGGTATTTAGGATAAATCAATTTGAACTGCCATGTATTGATCAGGAATAATAATGAGAAAAAAACGAATATTGTTTTGTAGTGAAGCTACATTTTTAAATACTGGTTATGCTACTTATACCAGAGAAATTTTGACATATTTGCATTCTACTGGTAAATATGAATTGGCTGAAATGGCTGCATATGGTGAACGTAATGATCCTCGTGCGGCTAATATTCCTTGGAAGTATTATGGCGTAGTACCTAATCAAACATCTGAACCTAAAGCGTCTCAAGAAGAATTAGATTTTTATAATTCTAGTGGGACAAATCAATTTGGAGAATGGATTTTTGAGCATGTATGCTTAGATTTTATGCCAGACATTGTTTGCGATATTCGCGACTTTTGGATGTTAGATTTCGCTGAGAGATCTCCATTCAGAAAATATTTTAAGTGGGCTATTATGCCTACAGTTGATGCACGACCACAGGCTCGGCAATGGATTGCCACCTATGAATCTGCAGACGCTTGCTTTACATATTCAGATTGGGCAGGCGGCATCTTAGAGGATCAATCTGGTGGTAAGATAAATTATCTTGGCAGTTCTCCTCCTTCAGCTCACCCGGCTTATAAGCCAGTTGAAGATAAAAGCAAACTAAGGCTAGAAAATAACCTAGCCAAAGACGCTAAAATTATCGGGACGGTGATGCGTAATCAAAGGAGGAAATTATACCCAGATCTCTTTTCTGCATTTAGGAAGTTTTTAGATTTACGAATAGCCAAGGGAGATACAGACCCATGCTATTTGTATTGTCATACTTCTTATCCAGATCTAGGATGGGATATCCCAGAATTGCTTCAGCAATATGAATTGGCTTCGCATGTACTATTTACGTACATTTGCCCGCATACCAAGAAGCCATTCCCATCCGTTTTTAAAGGTGCCGTCGCCCAATCCCCTTATACTAAACAGTGGGGAGCTACATTATCTAATGTAAAAAATGGTGCTTCATATAAAGATCTATCTCAGATAATGAATTATTTTGATCTTTATGTGCAGTATGCAAATTGTGAAGGATTTGGTCTACCACAGGTGGAAGCTGCTGCCTGTGGTGTTCCTGTTATGGGTACAGATTATTCAGCAATGGAGTCTGTTCTCCGTAAGTTGGAAGGTTTCCCAATTAAACCAGCAGCACTATACAAAGAATTAGAAACCGGATGTCTACGTGCAGTACCGGATAATGATTTAGCAGCACAAATGTTTGATGAATTCTTCGATAAGTCACCGGAAGAGCGACGTGCAATAGGAGAAAAAACAAGAGAAAACTTTGAAAAATACTATCAGTGGAATTTAAGTGGAGCTAAATGGGAAGAATATTTTGATAGCGTAGAAGTAAAACCTATTGAAGAAACATGGGCTTCTCCACCTAAAATACATCAACCAAAACCAAAACCAGAACAACAGCCTCAAGCAACCTTTACGGATATTGCTAAATGGTTGATCGTAGAAGTATTGGGAGATGAATCTAAGCTTAATACTTTTTTTGAAGCTAGATTAATTAGAGATTTGATGTATAAATCTAGCACAGCATCTACTGGCGGTATGTACTTCAATGAATCTTCAGCCGCTTTTTCTGGAACAAGCAGCCGTGAAGAGTTTAATTTTGATATTGCTTATAATCAGATGCACAATTTATGTAATAGAACCAATAGTTGGGAACAAAAACGTGTTGAAACTTTAAAACAAAAAGGAATGCTTAATGGCTGAAAATCCTGAGTACAATTTTGCTGTTAGTATGTTAAGCTCAAAAATTGAAAATGCACTTCCTGATCATCCCTCAAGAGACTTTATTTTTAATTGGGCTTTGAGTCAATTCAAAGAAAAACCCGTAACTGTTTTTCAGGTTGGTGCAATAGAAACATTTAGATTACCTTGGCGACTAGGTTCTGGCTGGTCTGATACAATTTTTGGACCCTATATTGCAAAACACGGCGGTAAGTTAACTATTGTAGATATTAACCTAGACAATATTGCCCATTCGATCTTTGCGTCTACCTGTTTAGATTATGAAATTAATGTTATTTATGGAGATGCTATTGATTACATAAGTGATGGCAGATATGATATCTATTATTTAGATGGTGGTAATGACCCACAAGAGACCTTAGATCAATTTAACAAAGTAAAAGATAATAAATCAATTATCATCGTAGATGATTACTCTATTAAAGGAACTAAATTACCCAGCGATTTAGATGTAGAAATTTATGATATTGCTAATAAGGTTGGCGTAATAGATATGAGGGAATAATATGAAAGTATTATACATTGGACATTACAAAGAAAATAGTGGTTGGGCAAACGCAGCAGTAAATCAAATCCTAGCTTTGGATAAAGCAGGTGTTGACATTGTTTGTCGTAATGTCACGCTCACCCAAGATAATAACAATATTCATCCAAGGATTAGACAATTAGAGCAAAAAGATAGTCATGGATGTGATATTTGTATTCAGCATGTATTACCCCATCATTTGATTGGTGGAGACTCTTTTAAGAGAAATATTGCATTCCTTGAGTCAGAATCAACAAGCCTAAAAAATGTAGGCTGGCTAACTCAATTGGAACAAATGCAGGAAATCTGGGTGCCCAATAATGATTTAAGAGAATCATTAATTAGTGATGGTATTAAAGTACCTATTCACGTTGTACACCATCCTTCTGAAATATCAAAGTACCAAAAAAAGTACCAAGAAATTCAAATCGATCCTGCAAAGAATAAATTTAAATTTTATTATATTGGCGATCTTAATGAAAGAAAAAATCTTGAATCTATTGTCACATGTTTTCATAGTGAATTTGATAGATCAGAACCTGTTGCATTAATCTTGAAGGTTAGAAAATTTGGCCATTCTGCAGAACAAACAAAAGAATTAACAGACCAAATTATAACTAAGGTAAAACAAAGTCTAAGGATGTATCCAGATATAAGGCAATATCATATGGATATTGTTGTATCTGAAGATGTTACTCAAGACCAATTGTATTCATTACATCAACATGGTGATTGTTTTATATCTCCAACACATGGAGAAGCATGGTCACTACCATCGTTTGATGCTATGGGTTTTGGTTCTAGTCCTATCTGTAGTGACTACGGTGGACCAAAAGAATTTATCAGTGAAGGATGTGGAACTTTAATTGGTGGATCATATTCTGTGTGTAAATGTTCTGATGCAGCATTTCCAGATATTTTTACTGGTAGAGAATATTGGTTCCAACCATGTGAAATGCAAATACGCAAAACTATGAGGGAAAGATATGAAACATATCAGAAAGATCCTTTAGGAACTAAAAGAACGTGGAAACTTGCTGGATTAGAACAAGTTAAATTATTCTCTTATGAGAAAATTGGCGAGGAAATGAAAGGACTATTAAGTGAGTAGTCAAACATTACAATTTATTAATAAGTCCATCCAAAAGAAGGACAAGTATAATATCATTACATTTGATACCCATGAAAGGTATCAAACTCAGCTTGCAAAAACAGGTCATAACTTTTATATATTCAACTGGGATGATGGTAAAAAGTGGGATACGTCATATGCACCAGTACCTGATAATCATTACACAATGAATCCAAATGCGGTGCAAACTGGCATTGACTATGATTTTATTCTATCACAAAGTAAATTTGGCCAATTTATGGTCGCAAACAATATTAACTCAGTGTTTAAGCTACCACTTATTTCTTTAGAACATACACTCCCTATTCCAAGCTGGCCAAATGAACAATTAGAAACGTTTAGAAAACAACACGGTGACATAAATGTGTTTATTTCTGACTACTCAGTAGACAAATGGAATATGAATGCACCGAGAACTCGTGTGGTCCATCATTCTGTAGATACAGCAATGTTCCACCCAAACCAAGCGGGTACAGATGATAAACAACCACATGTGCTAAGCGTAGTTAATGATTGGATTAATAGAGATTATTGTTGTAATTGGCAAGGATATGTTAGGATTACTAATGAAGGTAAGGAATTCCTAACAAGGATTGTTGGTAAGACAGAGGGACTCAGTGAACCCGCACCTTCGGTGGCAGCATTAGCTAAGGAATATGCAACTGCTCAAGTATTTTTGAACACATCAACTATTAGTCCGGTTCCAACATCTTTATTGGAAGCTATGTCTTGTGGGTGTGCAGTTGTGACTACCGCAACATGCATGATTCCAGAAATTATTGATCATGGTAGAAATGGATTTATGTCTAACGATGAAGACGAGCTTAGAGGATATTGTAAGCAACTACTGGAAGATGAAGAATTGAGAAACAAAATGGGTGCTGAAGCAAGAGCAACAATCTTAGCACAATTCTCAGAAGACAAATTTATCCAAAATTGGAATGAAATTTTTGATGTAGCTTATGGAGTAATTAAATAATGAAAATTCATATTGTTAACAAAAACCAAAATCCTATATCCGGTTATAAAAAGATTATTGTAGATCAACAAAAAATTGATTTCCAAGATGTATCAGATAATGAGTGTCAGTTTATAATGGCAAATCAATTGTTGAATGACTTTGATCATACAAACATAGGCAATTGTATATCATCTCTTTTACAAAAACTAAGAATAGGTGGAACTTTGGTAATTGGTGGCGTTGAGATGAGAATGTTTTCTAAGAGTGTAATCAATGGATTGATTACGCCTGAGAATGCATCAAATAATATATTAAATTGTTTATCTATGACAGATGCCACTGAAGTAAGTAATTTAATTCGAAACGCTGGTCTAAGTATTGTGTCAACTCAAATCAATGGAATTCATTATGAAATCACAGCAAAGCGATAAAGGTATGACCTGTTATGGTTGTAAATTTGCAAAAAGGGTTGGTAACCTTCAGGTGGGATGTTTAGCTAAACGTATTAAGAAATTCAAAGAAAGAGATGAAGTAGAAACTCTAAGAGAAGAAACTGGCACAATCTTTTCGATAAAAAGATTTTGTAATCTCTATAGAGACCGAGAATCTGATACAACACTACAGGAAGCTAGAAAAGAAATAGAACCAACTTTTGGTATTTCAATTTATGATAATGGTCAACCATTTGAAGTAGAAAAAACTATAAATTCAATTCTAGAATGTCATTATGACAAAAGTAAAATTGCAGTTGTTGTAACTTCTGTCAATTCTCGCAACGTATCATTAATGACTCATATGATTAATTCGTTAATCTCTTCTGGTGCTGTAAAATCAAAACTAGTTTTAAGCGGCGATGTCCCCATTAAGATACGTGATTTCGATTGTTTCCATAATTTACATGGATTCAATTATTTAACTAAATTAATTTCAGGAGAAATTATCGATGGTAACTTCTTTAAAGACATTGATATTTCTATAAATGACCACTTAGAAAAAAACATTGTGTTTACAAAAGATAATATAATGTGTACTTCTTTTAGTGCTATCAATAGTGAATATCTTAAGTATAATGATTTTGATAAAACTAATGAAGAGATAAAACAAGTGGCCCAATTGCATAACATGGTTAGAACTTTATGAGAAGTAATAATTTTATTACCAGTCCTAGACAAGGTAAAAAAATAAAAAGAAATAAAGAATATGTTTCTATAGTGCTGTTAAGTGAAAATCATGGATATAGGATGAAGAGTTACGGTCCTGTGTCCTTAATAAAATTGGAGGACAGCAAAACATTAATAGAAAAACAAATCAACACTATACTTGCAACATTTGAAAACTTTGAGATTGTTTTATGTGTTGGATTTGAAGCTATAAAAATTGTTAATTTTGTAAGAGAAAAATTTAAAAATATAAATATTAGAATTGTTGAAAATCAAGTTCATTATAACTCAAACTGCTGTGAGAGTATTAGGCTTTGCCTAGCCAATATAACTAACAACAAAGTAATTATATGTGGAGGTGGAGTATTAATATATCCATCTCAATTTAGTTCACTTGATTTTTCTGAATCAATGATTATTGTACAAAATCAAATAGACGATTCCAACTTTGAAGTAGGAGTTATACCAACAACAAATAATAAAGTGAATAGATTATGCTTAGGTGTTAAAACAAAATATTGGACAGAGATTTTATTCTTATATGATCAAGAGAGTATTGATTATTTGCTACGTATAGTTTCTAATACTGATTATAAAAATAAGTTTATGTTTGAAGCTTTAAATGAATTAGTGAAAAATTTTGAAATAAAGATACAACAAAATTTAAGTAACAAGCCAATTATAAAAATTGACAATATTAAAACATTAAGAAAGACTACAAAGATATGAAAATGTTAATACAGAATTATTCAACAGCATTGTCAACTGAATCATTGTATCTACACAGAGCTATGATCGAAGCAGAATGTGATGTTGTGTTTTGGGCCGACAAGAACATAAGTACATTTGATATGCTGGACGAAGCTAAACCAGATTCTATTTTAAATAATTTCAGATTTATCACACATGATATGATGAAATACCTCAGTGGTTCTAATATAGAATTAATTTTAAATATTACGGGTGCTGATAAGCAAATTATTGATCAAATTGAATCAGAATTAACTGATAAAAATATTAAAACACCATTGTTTTTTACTAATACCCATGATATCATTACTCCCGCAATCAATGGTAAAACTAAAATTGTCAACTTACTGCCAGCTTTGGATATCTTTGTTCCTAAACAAGATTTGCCACCATTTGAAATAGATACAGCTTTTATCACAACAGAACCAACAGATTTAATGAAAACATTAACTGAGTCTGAGGAAGTATATCATACCATAGGTATGGGTAGTGATAATAAAGAATTTGATTTTAATCTTGATATTCCTAATCTAATTTCAGTTATCGATAGATATAAAAAATGTATAATTGTTGATGATATAAATATTGCTTTTTCTCAATTGTTTTTTGA